GGATGTCGTCGATACCACCTTTGTCCCGCCATCGAGCAATATACTTTAGAGCAGTACCATCAAGATATCCTAGGTTCCAGGCAACAATTACATCCCATGGCTGCAAGTCACCATATTTTTTATAGTGGTCTCCGCCAACTTGTTTTTCATTAGCACTCACAAATATCTATCCTTTAAGAACTTAATTGATACGGGCATTAAATCAAACTCACCGTCATGAACTTCATGAAGCATAAGAATTCCTCTCCAATGCTTGTTTCCTTGAGGCCCCATATAATCTTCATCATGTTCATAACAACTACCCGCAATAATGGAAGTTAGTCTTTTCCCATCTGCTCGGTGTCCTGTCGCAATCTGAAGGCCTTGTTGGTGCCCTGCAATACACGACATGTGTTTTTTACTGAGCTGCGCTTGGGCCGATACAGCCGGTTTGCCAAGTACGCCACTAGTAAAATAATGACTGTATGCAACACCGTCCAGAACAACCACGTCAAGGAAAGGGCGTACATCCCAACCAAACTCAGTATAACAAAGATTATTAACAGAGATAAGACCGTCAAGTTTGGGGTCTTTCTCAATCGCCCGATTGATACGATGCTCATGGTTTCCTAGAGTGAAAACTAATTTAGGGGAGTATTGTTTCTCTTTGTTGCGTTTAGCCTTTGCGTTATACGCAATAAGGGGAGACATTAAACTAGACATGGCATTTTTAGTAGCTTCCACGTCTTTAGTATATCTACGACCCTCAAAGCTTTTAGTCCCTACATCATAGGAACTAAGGCTGGGTATGTCGGCGAAGTCACCGATACAAACAACTACATCAGGCTTTTTGGCAACCATGTAGTTGCCAATAGCTGTGAGAAACTTAGTACAATAGCCAGGCTTTACTTGAACATCTGGAATGACAAGATGTTTAGTCATTTGTCTCCACAGGATGCTCTGCTACACCAAAATGTTGAGTTAGGCCCGCCATAATCATGAAGTTTAAAGCAAACTCCAGGAGGGCTTGAACTTGATGTTCATTGGCAGTAAATGTTGCCGAAACACTACCATCTTCGTTACGTACTGGAATGTCAATTTTCATTCTCTTCTTTCGTTTTAATTTTGTGACAAGGTTTGCATAGCACTTGGAGATTTTTCTCGTCGCAGAACAGTCTGCGTATAAAAGTGTTCCAGTCTTTAAACCCTTTCTCTGGGTCTACTACAGGCTGGATATGGTCCACTTCTACATTAGTGCTTGTAAATTCTCCTAAACATCTGGCACATCTATAATGTTGTGCCAATCGTTTTGTTTTGGGATTGATTTTCTTTTCGGTTTTAGCGGCGGCTAAGGTTTCATACTTAGGTGGCCATCTTCGAGTCCCACTACGAAGAACCGAAATAATAAAGGCTTTTTTACGTGCTGGTGTCCATGCTTTCCTCATAAGGGTCTTTCCAGATGTCATTAGGCTTACGCCAAATCCACAAGCACTGGGCAGTCATTAGAAAGTGTTCCTGAGAGGCATAAAACTGCTTCACAGCACGATTGTATCGCTGCTCAATTGGCGTACCATCCTCTTCCGTTTCACATGAGTCCAAAATTCTTTTGGCCTTGATTGGACCGATGTTAGGAGCGCCTTTGATTCCATCAGCGGCATCACCGATAAGACACTGATAATAAAAGAAACGAATAGCCTCTTCCGGGGTAACAAAATACTTTTCCTTTTTAACAAAGTTGTAGTGCCATCCCGGAATCATATCCAGGTCTTTATCAATAGTGCAAATGATTGTATCTTCTTGCTGATTGATCCCTAACAAATCGTCTGCCTCACAACCATCACTAATTTCATGGGGATATTGTTGAGCTAAGTATTGCTTAACTTCAAGTTCCCATTTAGGTCGTTTGGCATTAATTCTGTTAGCTTTATATTCAGGAAACACACCATATCTAAAATTGTTTTTTCCTGACAAAAAGACTACAACTTCTTTGGTACCGAGAACATCTTTCATTTCTTCAATGATGTTGTCGGCTCTACTACATGGAATCCAAGCCTCCTCTTCGTCTTCTGCTGAAACTGCAGCTCTGAAGGTTACAATGTCTCCATCAATTAGAAGTTTAGGCATAGTCCCTTACTAATGTTTTACTTACCAAAGTAAGTTTTACTGCTCTTGTGGTTGGGGTTTTTGGAATGCTGCTGATAGAAACTCTCCATCGTTTATGCCAAGCCCAGGCATACGCAGCGTCTGCAAATTTCTTATATTCTTTTTTATCCAACGGGTGGGTAACTACATAGTCACCCACCTTTGTTAGATAGTCTGAAAAAGAATATTTATTGGAAGGAAACTTCTTCGTCTTCTCGACCCATCGAAGATGCTTCGTTGAGGTTGTTGTCATAAACAAAATCTACAAACTGTTGGGCGGTTTGGAGAACATTGTCAACAGACATTTCCCCATTATCCTTCAAGAAAGCAATTGCATTTGCAATGGAGCTTTGACGGATAATATAAAGCTGTCGCAGCTTACGCTCTTCAGCGGTTTCATAGGTAGAAACTTTACCGCTGGTGCTGCCAGGACTACCGACATTACCACCACCACCGGAGGCCTCAACTACCTGAGACCAATTGGTATAGCCGTTGGCTTGAGTAGTGGTTACTTCCACATCCTTACCAACCAGCTTTTGCACTGCATCAAAAACTTGAGGATTGGAGAAGCTCATAATCTTCACCGTCTTTGCAGCACCATTATACAGGTAGTTCACGTGGGCTACGGAATAGTTGCTACGACCCTTTTGAACTTTTTCAACATTTACTTCTTGAATTTTTGCACGAAATGCCATTTTGTTTCCTTTATGGAGCGGGGAACGAGACTCGAACTCGCCTCTGAAGCTTGGAAGGCTACGGCACAACCTCTATACCATCCCCGCAATTGTTTACTCAAACTTATACTCAGTCATGTTCCGTTTGTTCATCCCAATCTGCACTTCGCAGGTGAGTGCGAGAGAGAAGTCATAGCCAAAGTGTTTTCTACACAAATCTGGAACACTCTCCACTGCTTTTTTTAGGATGTTACATACAGTATACACGTTTTTTTCTGGCGTGTCAACTACTATGGAGTCGTGGATGGTTTGAATCATAACGAACCTAACACCACTCTCTTTAAGAAGTCTCCAAGCCTCAATTCTAGCCAGCATCACAAGATCGGCACCAAAGCCTTGAACAGGGTAGTTTTTAATCCGTGTTAAAGGCCATTTCCAATCGTTGTGTTTAAACTCTGGCTCAAAAGCGTAGTACCTACCAGATGGGATTTCAATAAATCCCTGGCGTTTTACAGTATCTAGTAGTTTGTCATGCCATTCTTTAATTCCATAGTATTTAGTGTAGTACCGATCAATTACCCCTTGCCAGAATTTAACGTCAGAAGATACACCTGTGAAATCGGGGTCTGCTGCATAGCTATATGCGCTTCCTCCATAGATAAGCAATATGTTAACTGCATGTTCCCATGCAGATCAGACTATATCATCACCGGATGGTTCCGGGCTGCGCGCTTCCACAGTCTCCTGTGTACTCCCTTTCGGGATAGTCGTTACACCTTGAAGGGCTCGCCAACATTCGTGTTCTATTTGGTGGCATCGTTTACACAATACTTCTAAATTTTCACGAACATTGTTTGTGCTGTTGTGGTCTTTGTGGTGCCCTGCCCAGGTTCCCCGAACAGAAACGTCGATTTTACTACCACATCGTTCACAACAATATGAAAGTTGCTTTAGCCGTTCTTTTGCCCACCTACGAAACACACTTCTACCGTGTGAGTACATATGGTTTGCCTTTTCCTTTCCCGTGCTGCTTCCAGAGCCACTACCATTTAAATAGCCCTTGTTCCAAAACCAATCTTGTATTCGTTTACGTTGGCGGATTTTGGCACAAACAACACATCGTTGTTTTCGAGAGTCAATATACTCTCCACAATCTAAGCACTCTTTCATAAAAGCCCTCCCTTGGCTCGGGGTTGTCGGGTCTCGATATTCCCCGAATTCACGCAGTTTTACTTCCGCCCTTAATTAACGGAATTTAAAAATCTTGGCAACCAGTCGTCCTGATTTTCCTTCTCCAAGATTGAAGGCAACTCTGTTTGCGTCATGTATGTCAACCTTTTCTCGAATTTCTTCTCTAAGAACAACATCACCGCTAAGTTCTGCGGCTACAACAACTTCAAGTCCTTTTACATCGCAATTGACAATCATTTTTAGACATTTCTACATGTATATGTTTCATGACGATTGTTACAAAGAACTTCAGGAAAATCCTCTTTATCACACCAAGGGCATACTGCCATTGTAGATTTAAACAAATCTAGAGACAAAGAACTCGTCGAGTTCTGGTGGTGTGTTTTGCATGTTGGGGGCAGAGCTGGTGAGGCGTCCTGTGGCAGCAATGTTTTGGTTGTATTGTCCATGAATGATGTTGTTTTCCCACTGTTTAGTTTCAAACTGATCGAAGAGAGAGTAAATCATTTCTACAACTTTCTTCAGCTTCGAGCGTTCGTTTAACAGGGTTAAGATTTCCTTTTGCTGCTTTGTACGAACCTTTAAACTTGCTAGTGTTGGGGAGTCTGTAGAGTACAGCCTAAATGGTACATCAAGTTTGTTTTTAGTTTTAGCAAGCTCAGTCTTATCTATGGGTACAAAAAGACGGGGAAATGGGACAGTTTCTACAAACCATTTATTTTTTACGTAAGGCTGTCCCTTTTTATCCCCCGACTTATAAACAGCCGGCTCGCTTACGGCATAATCAAAGTTTACGACACCGCCGTATAAGAAACAACTAAGATGATCGCCGCTATCCCAATTGAAGACACCACTTTGAATGGGAGGGAGCTGTTCTTGTAAAAGTCTTTCAATTTCACGAATACGGATTTGATATTCATTTGCTTTTCCTTCTGCTTGTTTTTGATTAAACAACAACCCATGGCGTTCCATTTCAACAAGAGTTTTTAAGTCTTCTCCTAAAAGGAAAACTAGGGTTTTTTGGGCTTCGCTAAGAAGCCCCCATTGAATGAGAAATAGTTGTTCGGTTTGGGAACTATCCCAATTACCATATTCCTCTAAAAGTGCTGGGTCTATGTCTGTAGTTTGAACTCCCGCTGCCCATAGTTCGGCAACCATGTTCTTTTTCTTTTCCAGACCATAACGCTCAAGGCACTCATCGAGAGAAATAAGAGAGTCTTTTTGACCAGAATAAACAAACTCAGCTAGTTGACAGTCCCAAATCTTTTTTGATTGGAGACAGGGCTCTAAATGATAAAGCCAATGGAAGTCAAACTTGAAGTTGAACCCCACAACTACATCACAATCGTCCAACTTGTTTGGAGTGTAGAAGTCTGGATCGGTGTGGTAATAGAAATCACATAGGGTTTCTGGAGCTTTAATGTGTTGAGAAACTAGAATGTTTCGTGGATCAAATCTATGGCCTTTGTTGTGTGTGGTTGTTTCTACATCAGCTACTTTATATTTAATCATATTTAATCACATCACGATACCTAGCTACTTCTGGCTCAATAAGTACCTCAAAGCGGCCATGTCTTAGTTTGGGATTGGAGTCTTTATCCCCGATCAGTTTGTTTTTGCAAACATTAATGAATCGTGCATACTCCATACTTCCATCATTTGTTTTTCCGATACCAAAGATGAAATCTCCTTCAGCTTGTTTAGATGTTTTAGCGTTGGCAACGTGCTCCATAGTGAGGTAACGAACGCCTTCTCCGGTGCCGTCAGCTTGGCATACTCCGATTGCTGCATGATTGCCTTTAGCAAGCTCTCTAGCCCATTGGTAAATGCTACCAAGTCGCAGGTCTTCCCTGTCTGCAGCAAAGCCTTTAATTTTGTCAATTTGGTCATAAACTACAAGGGATGGTTTTAACACCTCTACAATTTTCTCTACATCACGTTTACCAATATTTGCTTCGTCGAACATGTAGAAGCGTTTACCGTACCTCTCAAGGAAAGCATTTTTAGCTCCCTTAGTGTTGGAGAGAATCTTTTCAGATTCAACACCAAAAGTGGCCTGATAAAGACGAAGCATCACTTTCCACCCATCTTCTTCGTTATTCAGCCAGACTATTTTAGAATCTGGGGAAGTTTCCAGCATGTGGGAAACTTCAGAAGCAAGGAAGGTGGTTTTACCTGTCTCTGGTCTAGCGAACAAGAAACCAAAATCACCAGGACGTAGACTACCGAGGGATTTGTTGAGACAATCTAGTCTCCAACGAAGTCCTACAGACTTATATTTGTCTTGGAGGAGTAGTTCAATGTCATTATTGACTGGTGTTAATGGGAGAGTAGTTTCTGTGATTTGTTGTGGAGATTCTTTAAGGAAGGCATCAAGAGTTTCTTGTGTGGCAATTCCTTGTGCAACCTTAAAGGCAAGTTCAGAAAGCTTTAAACTCCTCTTACGAGAAATAAGCTGATTAATGAGAGTTAATGCACTCTCTTGAGACACTTCACTTGCTTTCAGTGTCTCAAAAATGGGAGTATAGGTATCTTTGTTTGCATTAGGATACTTCGTATAGAAGAATAAAATATATTCTTCTAAAGAAATATCTTTATTTTCTTTATGTAATTCTTCTAAAAGAATATATAAAGAATGTAATTCTCTATAATATTCTTTTATATATTCTATATCTATATATTCTTTATATTTAATATATAAATTATTGTTTAATAATACGCGTAGAAGCAATAATTCTGGAGTCACGTTTCCATTCTTCCTCTGGAATTTTTGTAAGAGGGGTACACATCACGGCATAGCCGTTGTCATCAATCACAATGCCACCAACATTGTAGCAAACCTCGTGGTAGCTGTCAACCCCCTGAGCAATTCCCACCTGCTTGCCCCAAAAGTAGCCTCCCACCAGAGCTATGGATGCCCCCAGGAGCCACGAGAAGGCCCCTAGAAGGCGTTTTTTAACAGGGGTTAAGGGGGTAGTAGCCAAGTGCTGATGAT